AAGCCACTGCCGCGCCGATGACGGAAGCGGAGGCGGCGAAGCTGCTGAAGGACTCGATGTATTTCGACTACCTGCGCGGCCGCGTGATGAAGGTGGATCTGTCGCGCGACTCGCTGGAGGAGCGTCTCTACGACCGCGACAACGGGCAAGGCGCCGCATACGACGCGATCAAGCACCTCCTTCCCGCCTGAGGGGGCCGCCATGTCCATCAGCACCCTCGAATCCCCCGCCACCGTCCGCGCCCTCGACGCCCAACACGCCGCGTCGGACGAGCGTGAGCGCACGGAGAGCTACCTGCGGGCAGCCTTCTTGAAGGCGGCGGCGAGCTGCAACGCGCAGGCGTTCGCGCCGTTCGCGGGCATGGTCCGCGACTGGAACGACAAGGATCCGCGGGCCAAGCGCCTGCAAACCGTGGGCGAGATCCTGCACGACGAGCTGCAGCACGGCGACTTCGCCGACCGGGCGATGACGGTGCTGATGGTCGCGGCGCGGTCGATGCCGCAGGCGCAGAAGCTGCTGGAGGAGATGGCGGCGCAGTGGGCTTCGATGGAGGTGACGCTGTGAGCGCGCGCATCTTCAACCCCGGCGACGAGGTCTTCAGCCTCCACGGGCAGGCGGCGCGCTACGTCGCGCCATGCGCCTCGGGTCACGTCGTCGAGCCGATCTTCGAGACCGACGACGAGCCGGCCTACTATCACGACACCCCGCAGACCTGGCGTGAGGTGTTCCGGAAGCCGCCCACCGAGAAGCTGGACCACGATGTCGCGGCACTGGAGGCGAAGCTGAAACTGCGCCAGCAGGAGCTGAACGACCTGCGCGAGCAGCGCAACCAGTTCGAGCGCGAGGAGCACGCGCGGAAGGAGCGCCTGAAGCAGCACGAGCAGCTCGCCGCCCTGGACGACTACCTCGCCGGCCGCATCACGCACTTCGTCGTGACCGGCGGATACGAGGCGCCCAGGATCGTCACCTACGAGGAGGCCATCGTCACCACCGACGAGGATAACGGCCGGAAGAACCTGCGCCTCCTGGGTCTGTTCGGCGACCCGAAGCGGAACCTGCGCTGGAGGGTAATGTGGTACAGCGATGGCTCCGGCAGCACGAAATATGAGGTGTTCCCCTGCACATCTCTGGAGCAGGCCATCGAGCGCCTCACGGCCATCATCAACGCTGGCTGGGACGAGATTCGCCGCGAGGGCAGATACCACCTCCTCATGCAAACCGTGAAGACGGCGCGCACCATGGGCCTGGCTGTGCCGCAGGACCTGACGGAACGTACCGAGCGCATCGCGAAGGAAGGTTACGAGAAGGCGCTCAAGAGCCGCCGCGAAGAAGTCGCGCGGGCACAGAAGCAACTTGCCGAAGCTGAGGCCGCAGCGCGCGATGCCGGTCAAGACGAACGCTTCGCCCGCGAGACGGAGGAGCGCGCCGCGAACAAGCGCCTGATCGCCGCCGCGCCGGACTTGCTGGAGGCGCTGGAGGAGTTGCTGAACGCCCTCCCGAGCGCGACGACGCATCCTGCGATCAAGGCCGCCCGCGCCGCCATCGCCCGCGCCACCGGAGAAGCGCAATGACCTTCTCCTTCACCCACGACAACCGGACCTGGGAGGTCTCTACGAAGGTCGGCGAGGGCCTGACGCACGTGGAGTTCAAAGAGACCGACCCCGCGCCGCAGGAGCAACCGATCGATCCGGGGGAGGAGCAGGGATGAACATGCTGCAGAAGCGCATCGCGGACCTTGTGTTGAAGCACGACGGTCTCAATGCTGCGGCCCGCGTGCTCAAGGTGGATGCGGGCTACCTGTCCCGGCTGGCGAGCGGCGAGAAGGACAACCCCGGCGACGATCTGCTGCGCAAGCTGAAGCTGCGCCGCGTCGTCACCTACGAGCGCACCGATGGCGTAAAGGAGGGCGGCAAATGCTGACCCGGATCAAGCGCGGTCCCTACCTGCCGTGGCGGGCGCGAGCGGCCGATCAGCGGATGCGCGAATACATGCCGACCAGAGGCAATGACGCCTTCGATGCATGGCGGAACTGCAACTGGGAGTCCGTCTCCGCCGGAGCCGCCGACTCGGAGGCCGTCGCCGCACTGATCCTTGATTTGGAGCATCGCGCGAAATGGTGGCGGCAACCGCGTGTGGAGCGCGTGTCTGTGGACAACGTGACGGCCGAGGACTTCGCTCGCGAGCTGGATCGGGCCGTGGCAGCGATCCGCAATGCTGGAGCGGCAATGCTCGATTCGGTCGAAAAGTTGCGCCGCTGCTCGCGGCGTTGCATGGAACTCGGCCAGTGTGAAGCCGTAATGCACGGCAGGCACGCCGAATGCGCGTCTGGCGCGAAAACGTGCGGTGGGGGTCAGTCGTGAGCCTGCATCGAACCTTCACGGAAACCGAGCGCGCGGCGTTGCGGCTGCATGGCCTGAACCCCGAAGGGCCGAGCCAGCTCTCCGATGCGTTCGTGCTTGGGATGCGCCACATAGCACCAGACCTCACCGAAGACCAGTGGCTCGCTCTCGCCGAGCGCCACCTGAATTCCGACTGGAACAGCGACAAGCCGGACGGCTATCTCAATGCCGTGAAGGCACTGGTGCGCGATGCGCTCAGCACCGCTGGCGTGCCGCCCCGCGAAGCGCAGCACCCCAATGACGAACAGAAGCGCGATACCGGGAGCGAATCGTGAACGACACCTACCAATCCGGCGGCATCCGCCCTTCGCATCTGCGTGCGCCGCGTCTTTCCAGCGATGCGAGCTACGTGGAGTCCTTCCCCACCGTTTCCACGCAGGAAGCGCGCACCTCCTGGCTCGCCTGGTCCGGCTGGGTCGTGGCGGCGGTGATGTTGTTCGTTTTCATCGTGACGCGGGGTGTGGCATGAACCTGCCCATCACCAGCGAGCGCGAGGAGGCTCTTACCTTCGTCGTCCTCACGATGAAGCAAGCGGAGGAGATCTTCGCAGCTCTGGACATCGGACTCGGAGCCGCAACGCAGGAAGCCGCCGAGTACCACGAAGCCATGAAGGGCTATCGGCCCGCGCAACACAAGGCGCTGGACGACGACGCGGCCAGCGTGAATGCGGCGCTGACTTTGCTCGGGCAACTCATGGAAGACGCGCGCGGCGACATCAACGACTCCGGACCCACCGACACCGAATCCGCCCGCACGACCGTCGAAACCACGGCGTTCATCGTGCAGCACAGGCCCACGCCGGTCTACGACATCACGGCACTGGAGCCGCACCACACGGAGCCGGGGGAGGAGCAGCAGGCGCTGGCGGCGATTGCGCGGGCGGTGACGTACTTGGAGGCGCGTGGGTTGCTGCGCCGGCCGGTGGATGGCGCGCCGAACCTCGTGAGCTTCGCATGAAAGCCGCCCTCGCCCGCTGGCTGCGCGAGATCGATGCCGTGGCCCTCTACATCTACCACCGCCAGCACTGCGGCATGGGTCGCAGGCGCGCGCTGTGGCGGACGGTGGTGTGCTGGCTATGACCTGGCAAATCACCAAGCCCGGCATCGTGGACGGCATGCCCATGGACATCTACCACGGCGATCCCTGTCCGACGCCGGCCCTGTCCAACAGCATCATCAAGCCGCTGATCTCGCAGTCGCCCTATCACGCGTGGCTGCAACACCCGCGCCTGAATCCGCATCGCGTGCGCGAGGACGACGGCAAGTTCGACATGGGCACCGCGGCGCATGCGCTGCTGCTGGAGGGCGTGGACCGCTGCGAAGTCATCGACGCAGCCGACTGGCGAACCAACGCGGCAAAGGATGCCCGCGACAAGGCTCGGGCCGCTGGCAAGACGCCACTGCTCGCCGCGCAGTTCCTCGCCGCCGGCACGATGGTCAAGCGCGCCTGCGAGTTCCTGGAACACACCGAGTTCGCCGGCATTCTGCAGCGCGGCAAGCCGGAGCAGTCGATGTTCTGGCAGGAGGGCGGCATCTGGATCAAGGGGCGCCTCGACTTCCTGGCCGACGTGATCCTCGACTACAAGTCCACCGCCATGTCGCCCGAGCAGTGGAAGCGCCGCACGATGGTGGAGCACGGTTACGACACGCAGAGCCTGCTGTACCAACGCGGCATGAGCGTTCTCGGGCGGCCCGGCACCCGGTTCGTCTTTCTCGTGCAGGAGGTGACCGAGCCCTATTGCTGCTGGCTGGTCGAGTGCACGGAGAGCATGCGCGAGCTGGCGAACATGAAGATCGCGCGCGCCATGCGCCTGTGGGGCGAGTGTCTGAAGACCGGCCGCTGGCCCGGCTACCCCTATTCCGTCCAACCCGCCAATGCGCCTCAGTGGGCGCTTCTCGAAGAGGAATCCATGCAATGAATGCTCCCGAGACCTTCTCTTTTGCGCCGGCCGTGCGCGCGCAGACCCCGGTGCTCCTGGGTATCGTCGGCCCGTCCGGCTCCGGCAAGACCATGAGCGCGCTGCGCCTGGCCACCGGCATCCAGTCGGTTGTCGGCGGCTCCATCGCCGCTATCGACACCGAGGCGCGCCGCATGCTGCACTACGCCGAGCGCTTCGATTTCCAGTATCTGGAATTCGGCCAGCCCTTCGGCTCGGATCGCTACCTCGCCGCGATCCAGGCCGCGTACGACATGGGCGCGAAGACGATCATCGTGGACAGCATGTCGCACGAGCACGAGGGGCCCGGCGGCCACCTGGACTTCCACGACCAGGAAGTCGCGCGGCTGATGCGCCCCTCCGACGAAGGTGGCGGCGGCTTCCGCAGCGAGTACGCGGCGCAGATTCCCGCATGGACGAAGCCCGCGGCCCGCCGCCGCCGCCTCATCAACGGGATGCTGCAGATCCCCGCGAACTTCATCTTCTGCTTCCGCGCGAAGGAGAAGATCAAGCTGGTGAAAAAGGGCAACCGCACCGAGCCGGTGGAACTCGGCTGGCAGGCCATCGCGGGCGAGGAGTTCGTCTACGAGATGACGGACCGTTTCCTCCTCACGCCCGGCTGCAAGGGTCGTCCGGCCTTCGATGAAGCGGCATGGGCCACGGGTGTGCCGAAGCTGCCCGACGAACACCGCGAGTTCGTGCCGGCGGATGCGCAGTTGAACGAGGACATCGGCGCCGCGCTCGCGCAATGGGCGCTCGGCAAGCCCGGCCCGCTGGGTGACGATGTGATCGCCGCATTCGCTGGCATCGGCGTGACGCCCGCGCAAATCGCGCTGCACCTCGGGCGGGAGGCGACCGCGCACGACACCAAGACGCTCAAGGCATGGTATCGCGACCTGAAGGCCGGCAAGGTGAAGGCGCCGATCGTGCCTGCGCCGACTGGCGGCGGCTTCCTCGATGACGATCCCGGCGAGGAAATCACCTTCACCGAGGAACAGCTCGAACACTACCTGCGCGCCGCGACTGACGTTGACATCCTGGACATTGCCCGCGACCAGATCAACGGCGTGCAGGACGAGGCCGCGCGCGCTCGCCTGAACACGCTGGCCGACGAACTGGAAGCGCAGTTGCGCGAGCCGGCCTAACCCCTCACGAGCGACAGCGCGGGCAAGTCCTTTATTTCTGTTCCCCACCGCGTCCGAGGCAGCGCGGGCCGCTCACCAACACGGAGAAGCCATGCAACCCACCGACCTGGGCGCAGTGCCCGATGCGAAAGGATGGAGGCGATGAGATCGATGCCGACGCAAGTTGACTCTATGAACGCTCTGCGCGTGCAGGCCGAGCGGAAGGCCGCGCTGTATCGTGGGGCGCTGCTGCTCGCGTGCAACGGCGACCAGGATCAGGTTGCGTTCTTCGTGTCGGAGGCGAGCGAGGCCTTGGAGGCTGAGCGGACCCGGGACGATACCTCTGGCGTGAAAGGACTTCGCGATGACCAACCGTAAAGTTACGCCGCCGACCGTGGATGAATACGAGCAGCGGCGGATCAGCATGCTTTTGAGCTATGCGCCGCGCACCTACCCGTGCAAGAAATGCGGCTGGCCCGTAATCGACGGGTATTGCTGCAACACCTGCGGCGACAGCGCCCCTTACGAGCCCGCACCCGATGCTGGCGTGAAAGGACCTGGTGAATGACGAGCCTCTACGAACAGACCGGCGACATCAAGGACGTGAACACGATGCTGGTGAACCGCGCCGAGCTGCGCGAACTGCAGCGCGATGCGGCGAAGTGGCGGGCGATGCTGTCTTGCGCGCGCGTGCGGCCCCTCGGAAGCGCCGGCTGCGAACGCGACGAGGAGCACAACCCCGACTACGCGCACATCGGCTTCGAGCTGTGGACACACTACAACCTCAAGCCCGAATGGGTGAAGGAAGCCGAACAGGCGCGCGCCACCGGCAAGAGGTGGCTGGAGCGATTCGTGGAGAAGGTGCAGCGCCTGCAACGTGCCGCTGGCGTGGAGGGCAAGTCCTGATGCTTGGCAACTACACGATGCGGATGGCCCGGCTGGGGCAGGCCGCCACGGACTTCGCCAAGCAAGCCGGATGGTCCGAGCAGAGCGGCGAAGGCGCGTTCGAGTTCGTCCAGCGCAAGTGCTACCGCCAGGGCTGGGAAGACGGCAAGCAGGAAGCCAGCGGCGACACCCACCACGACGGCAATGCTGGCGTGAAAGGACTTGACCGTGGCTAAGAGATTCAGCGTCCCGCGCGGCTTCGCGCTGGTCCCCATCGAACCCACCGAGCAGATGCTCGACGCCATCGCCGGGGTGCCGTGGCGCACGCTCTCACCCGGCAAGCAGGCTCAGGAGTTCGCGGCGTGGCGGCAGGTTCTGAAGGCCGCCGACGAGGCGGTTGAAGCGGCCAGCGTCATCAAGGACTGCTCCGATCCCCATGGCGTGGCCTTACCTGATGGGAGCCGCGATGCGTGAGTGTATCGGCACCACCCTGACCGACCGTGAGCGCATCCTGCTGCACGTTCTCCAGGGCCTGCGGTTCTCCGCGATCCTGTGCCGGCACGGCGACCCGTTCCGCGAAGAAACATGGCGCGACCGTGGCGACAGCAGCATGTACGTCCACTTCGCCAAGTACCGCAAGGCACGCCCTGGCGATCTGGTGATGGGCGACACGGGCGGCATCAACGAATGGAAGCTAGCCTTCTACGTCCGGAATGAAGGCAGCGGCAACCACGTTGTCCGCGACCTGAACACCGGCAGGCTGTGCAACTACGGCAACGAGGAGTTCACGCCCATCGTCGGCCTTGCGCCCTCGCAACTCTTTTGCGGCGAGCAGCGCCAGTTCTACGAGAAGGTGCTGCGGGCCTTCGCCAAGGGCGACGAATACATGTACCCCTTCGGCGGCCTGACCTTTGACGCGGCGGACGAGGCGGTGATCTGGATTCGCGAGAAGTGGGGCGGCCTGGGCGGCACATCGGTCCCCTTCTCCTGCCGGATCAAGTTCAACAAGCGCACGAGCGTGAAGGCGATCCTCGCCGCGCTGCGTGCTGCTGGCTATGGCTGGCGGCCCTTCTCGCCGGGACAACAGGTGGACGACTTCGGCAACTTGGCCGAGCGCCGCCCGGAGGTGTACGCGGGATGGATGGCATGAAGCACAACAGCACCCGTGGCGTGGTGGCGTCGCAGCCGTGGGAGGTCAAGGTCCACTGCTCGAAGGGCGAGCGCACCCTGCGCGCCGGAATGCAGTGGCGCGACGGCCTATATGGCAGCACATGGGAGGTGCTTGAGCCGAAGGGCGGGCGCATCTACTCGCCGAGCGGCTTCGGCGGAACCCCGACGTTCTGGTGCAAGCCGGTCGGGGAATTGCCCGAGGGCGCGAAGCGCTGGCTGGAGCATGCGCGCGAGGACGGCTGCGTCAGCTTCTGCGGCGACAGCATCGCAGCCGGTCTGATCGATCCCTGTGGCGTGGGAGGACTCGATGCGAGCTGAACTGCAAATCGGGCAGCGGATCAAGGACAACGACCCGCGCATGCCCCCGCGCGTGCTCACCATCATCGAGGTGACGCCGAAGGAAGTGCTGGCCGAGAACGTCGCGCACCGCGTGTTCTCCATCCGGCCCGACCGCATCTACACGGACGGCAAGCCGCGCCGCACGGGCTTCTCGCTGCTGCCCTCCGCTGGCGTGGGAATACCTCAATCGAATCAGGAGAAACCGTGATGGAAAAGCGCACCCGCTACTACGCGAACTTCCTCGCGCCCGGCTCGTTCGTCGCGGAGAACTGGACGGTCGAAGTCGCCAGCGCCGACCCGCGTGCAGTCCACTGGCCGGACAGCGCCTACGCGTTCACGCTGCACTCGCAGGACGAGATCGTCTACGAGGGCGTCACGTATCGCGCCGATCGCAAGCAGATCGGCAAGACGTTCTATCACCCGGCCAGCAAGGTCGAGTCCCTGAGCGAGGCGCGCAACAACCCCAACGCCACGCGCACCCTCATCAGCAACATGGAGGGGAACCGCTGGGCGCACATCGTCTGGACCCGCTGGGGCAACTGGCCGCAGCCGTTCGATACCGCGACGGCGGAGGTGCTGTGATGAGCACCCGTGGCGTGGCCTTACCTGATGGAGCGAAGCGATGAGCTGGACCGACGCTGAAAAGCGTGCCTACACCAAAGGCTACAGCAGCGGCGCGAAGTGGCCGCTCCACAAGCCACCGTTGCCGCCCCAACCTGTCGCGCGAGAAATGATGCTCGCAATGCTGCAACTCAGGGACGCTGCGAACGGCATCGCCGCAACATTCGGCAATGGCGACGAGGTGGCCGAAAAGCTGTGGGCGGAGATTGATCGCTTCGACAAGGCGGTGGAGGCGCTGGGGATATGGCTGCGCGAACCAGCCGACCGCATCCGATCAGGCGATGTCGTTGTCACCAAGAACGAGGCCGGCCAGATCGTCGCGGTTACTCGGCAAGACGAAGACGGCCGAATCATCGAGGTCATCGCACAGGTCACCCATGGCGTGGAGGGCAAGTCGAATGGCTGATGCACAACACACCGTCGCGGGCCTCATGGAGTTGGTCAGCGAGTACGGGCATTCCCGCTGGTCCGAGGGCTCCTCCGGCGCAACGCACTTGGATCGCGTGGGCGAGCGTCGCATGCGCGAGGAAGCGTTCGACCTCTACAAGCAGATCGAGGCCTATGCGGCTGCGCTCGCCCATGGCGTGACACCGTGCGGCGAGGTCGTTGTCACCAAGGACGCGAGCGGGGCCATCGTGCTCGTGTCGCGCCAAGACGAGGACGGACGAATCCTCTCCGTCATCGCGGAGCCCGGCCTGACCGAAGCACAGCAAGCCGGTTTTGCCGGACTGGCGCGACTGCACCCGACGAACCCTCCCGTATCCGTCGATCAGCGCGAGAGCACCACTGGCGTGGGAATACCTGGGGAGGGCCGCGATGGCTGAACACGATGAATGCCCGTCCTGCATTGGCACTGGGATCGGCAACCCGCACATCGAGCGCAGCGTTTGCGCCGCGTGCAGGGGCACGGGGCGCATCCAGCCCGGACGGCAGTTCGTGGACGAGGACCGCTGGGCGTGGAACCACTTCGACCCGGAGCCCGACGACGACGCCTGTGGCGAGGAGGGCAAGACGAAATGAACAACGCTGTGACCGTGCCGGCTGACAAGCTGGCCGAACTGCAACGCGAGGCCGCGCGCTATCGCTGGCTCACGAAGAACGCCTTCATCGGCGAGTGCTACACCGACTCTGGGACGATCTTGGAGGTCATGAACTGCGACCGGCGCGTACCCGACGAAGTGGGTGAGTGCTGCAACGTCGGGGAGGCCATCGACGCCGCGATTGCGGCCGAAGGTGCCCCTGGCGTGTTGGTCCGTGACCATCAATCCTTTTGCGCGCAGACGCCCCGGGATTGCGGGGAGGGTGGGGGGTAGCGCAGATGCTCAAGGCCGCCGATGCCGGCAAGCTGATCGGCTTGTCTGCCCGCACGATGTATGCTCTGGCCGAAGCCGGGCTGATCGCCTGTCACCGCATGGGCGTCGGCCGCGGGGCGCTGCGTTTTGACGAGGCCGATGTGCTGGCCTACAAGGAATCATGCCGATCACCCGCCACCACTCCGGCCGCTGGCTGTTCCAATTTGACCGCGTCATCCCCGGCGCCGGGCGGCAGCGCGCTAACCGACTTCTTCCGAAAGGCTGGACGCGAGCCCAGGCGCAAGCCTACGACCAGCGCGAAACAGCAAGGCTCTACGAGATTGCAACTGGTGGAAGCAAGCCGGAGCGACTGATCGAGGAGGCGGTGCTGCACTACCTGACGCAGCACGCACCGAGCCTGAAGAACCGCATCGACCTTGAGGGCGCGCTCAACCTGCTGATGCCCTTCTATGCCGGCCGTCCGCTGTCGGCTCTGCCCGACGTGGCACGCGAATACGCGAAGGAGGCCATAGGCGAGGATGGCGAACCGCTGAAGCCCGGCACGGTGAAGAACCGCCTCGCCTACCTGCGCGCCGCCTGCCGCTGGGCATGGAAGAACGTCAAGGACTTCTGTGAGCACGATCCGGCCGAGAAGATGGTGCTGCCCAAGGTGCGCAACGAGCGCAATGTGTACCTGACGCGTGCGCAGGCCGTGACCGTCTTCCGCACGATGGGGCTTGGCTGGTCACGCGATGCGGCGCGCGTCGCCTTCTATTCCGGCTGGCGAATCAGCGAGGTTCTTGGCGCGGCGCCCGGCGAGGTCAACGGGATGCTGGTCCTGACGATCCCTGACAGCAAGAACGGCGAGCCGCGCATCGTGCCCGTGCATCGCAAGATCGAACACCTAGTGCGCCGTCATTGGCCGCCGCAGGTCACGAAGTGGACCGCCAGCAAGGCGGTGAAGAAGGCGTTCCGCGCCGTTGGGCTGGGTCATGCGAGGCTGCATGACTTGCGCCACTCGGCCGCGTCCGAGATGATCAATCGCGAGGTGGATCTGTACACGGTAGGAGCCGTGCTGGGTCACAAGAGCGCGGTCAGCACGAAGCGCTATGCGCACCTTGCGGCGCACCGGCTGAAGGATGCCGTTGGCCGGATCGGTGCCAAATCGTCCCAACCTAGCCCGGAGGCAAAGGCGGCGTGAAACCGGCGATTTTGAGAGTGGTAGGACGTGCAGGATTCGAACCTGCGACCAACGGATTAAAAGTACGGTACGCGCACCCTGCGCGATCCGCTTTCCCTCTGTGCATCAAGCGCTTAGGCCGCACGGCTGAGCAGTTTTCGCCTGCTTTGTGCCAAATTCTCCCAACCTCCACGCAGCGGCGTGACTCGTTATGCTGCTGGCATGCCCACCCTCAGCACCTACTGGCTCCCGCCGCCCGCTTGGAAGCCCAAGGGCAAACCCTACAAGTCCACGTTCAAGATGACGCGCGAGGAAGCCGCCAAGCGCGGGCTGACCGACGCGGACATCGTGCCGGGCACGACCGAGGAGATCACGGGCGTCGGCACGCAATCGGCGGGTTTCGACGGCCCCCGCGACGGCCAGCTCAAGTAGTCTTTTTGCCATCGTCCGTTTGGACGAGGGCAGTGCGCCGCGCCTGCCCCTAGCATGTGCGGCTCTGTCAGCGCGGGAGGTTCGATGCAAACATCTGTCGTCGCCACCTTGAAGCGAATTGTTCCCGCGCCCGTAAGGCGGGCCGCGCGGGGAGTGATCCGCGCCGCGCGCGGTCCTGCGTACACGTACAACCGCGACGGGCTCGCGACGGTCCACAACTGCGACTTCATCCAGGAGCCACGCTTCGCTAGGGCGTATGCGGCCGGCAAGGCGACGGGCTCCTGGGAGCAGGCGGACATCCAGTGGCGCGCGCATGTCATCGCCTGGGCTGCCCAACGTGCCAGGAGCATCCCCGGCGACTTCGTGGAATGCGGTGTCAATAAAGGGGGGCTCGCGACCGTCGCCTTGCAGTACGCCGATCTCCCGAAGACCGACAAGCGCATGTATCTGTTCGACACGTACCAGGGGATGGCCGACGATCTACTCACGGACGCCGAGAAGAAGCTGGGATTGGTGGCCGGCACCTACGAGGACTGCTACGGCGAGGTGGTGGATCGCTTCAGGCCTTACGGCGACCAGGTGCGAGTGGTAAGGGGAGCGGTGCCCTACACCCTGGATCAGTTCCAGGGCGGTCGTGTGAGCTTCCTCTCCATCGACATGAACTGCGCCGCTCCCGAGGTGGCTGCTATGGAGTTCTTCTACCCGAAGCTCTCGCCAGGCGCGGTCGTCGTGTTCGATGACTATGGCTGGAAGACGCACATCAACCAGAAGCATGCGATCGACGCGTTCTTTCTCGGAAAGCCGGAAACCGTCATGTCGCTGCCGACCGGCCAAGGAGTGGTGGTCAAGCTGTAGGGTCAGATGCTGGGCTCGCGCATGCCGCGCATTTAGCGCCGCGCCCGGAACAGATCCGGGAGGTGCACGAGCACCCACAGGAGCGCCACCGGAACCATGAGGATGGTGCTGGCGATCTCGGCGCTGCGGTCGGGTTTCATGCTTCCGGGTCCTGCTTCAGTTCGCTGGCCGGGACGACGCCTTGGTCACCGTCTTCCCACAGAATGAAGTACATGTTGCCTCGCTGGAGGGCGCAGCCGAACGCGAGCTTGCCGCCGACGTAGCCCTGCACCTTCTGGAAGGCGGCTCGCTCTTCCTGCGGGATGCGCGCGAGGGTCTCGGCGCTCACGCAAGGAGAGTTCCAGATGCGCACCCAGTCGGCGCCCTGATGCGCGGATTGGGATGCGTGCACGTCGACGCTGAGCAGCGCGAGAGCGAGGCCAACGAGGGCGCCGCAGGCAAAGGTGAGAAACTTGGACATGGTTACTCCTTCGGAGTCGGGGACGCGAGCAGTTCGGTCTTTCGGTCGCTGCTCGCGGAGCTGCCGAAGTAGTAGGCGAGGACCTGCTTGGCCTCGCTGAACACGTAGCCGATGACGGTGCCTACCAAGGTGGCAAGCTGCGGATCTTTGGTGACGAATCCGAGAACGATGGCCGCGCCCAGTGCCACGCTGGCCGTCACCACCAGCCACGCGAGGGCCGGCGTCGTGGCGCCACGCACGGCCACTTCGCGAGCGCGCGCGCTGGCCCGGTCATTCGCGTCGGTCTGCGCCAGCGAGGTTTCGCGGTCGGCATTCAGCTTCTGGACATCGATGTCCAGTTGCTTGAGCTTTTCCGCATGCTCCTGATCGCGCGCACGGACCTGCGCAATCACCTCTGGCGTCATGGCGCCGGACTGCACGACCTGTGTGATGCTGTCGGCCCCGGATCCCGGGGCCATTCCGAAGGCGCTCTCCAGTGCCGTCACCGCGACGCCAGCCAGCGGGCCGCCCAGCATGCTCGCCAGCGTCGGGGCCACGCTGCCGAGAACCCCGGCCAGCTTCTTGAAGGTGTCGTTCATGCGCCCTCCATGGGCAGTTGGATTGCGAGTGATGGGGCGATCCGCAGTACGTGCAGGTCACGCAAACTGCCATTGCCCCGTGAGCATCTGTTTCGACAGGCGTTGGGCGCGCTCGGGCGTCTGCTTTGCCCATGCGCTATCCAGCATCTCGGAGGAGGCTTCGGCGTACCTGCCTTGGCGAACCAGTTCCAGCGTCGCGTGGAACGCGAGCAGCCCTTGCATGCCAAGCTGGAAGGCCATGTTCAACAGCACACCCTTGCGTACGTCGTCCAGGTTCTGGAACCACGACAGCGAGCGCGTAAGCGCGTCGATGCGGTCATCCACGTCGTTCTGCAGCAGGAAGGTGATCTCCTCCGGGCGCAGGCCGCCACCGGGCTTGCGCGCATCCACAAGGCGACCGACGCCGATGGTCCAGAAGCCGAGGGAGTCTTGGTACGCGCAAGCCTTCTCGCCCTCGTCGGCGCGGAGCTGGCGAATGAGTTCGGTCTTCACCTCAATCCTCCAGCGCGCTCAGCATCCGCTGCCGCGCGAGCTTCAGTGCCTGCGCCTTGTAGTACCAACTCACGAAGAAGCCAGCGACGGCAACGACGGCGCCGACAGCGGCAAACACCAACGTCCACTCGCTCGCGGACAGGCCGAAGTACTTGATGCCGCCGGACACGACCGCCGTCACCGAGCCGCCCGCCATGCTTGCGTTGCTGAGCTTTTCGATCATCACAGCATCGTCACGCCGCGCGTGGCGAGGAAGGACTTCAGGTAGATGTAGATGTCGTTCAACTGCTGGATCGTCAGCACCGACGACGCGAGGCCCGCTGCCGCGAGCTGCGTCGCGGAAGTGCCCGAGTTGTAGCCGGTGCCAAGCCGCAGCGTATGCGTGGGCGTCGTGCTGTTCGTGACGCTGTTGCTCGACCCGGAGGACATGAACACGTTCGGCTGGCCGACGTAGACGATGTGGCGCGTGCCGGTGCCGCCCCATGTCTGCGCAATGAAGACAAAGTTGCTGCCGTTCAGGGGATTGAGCGCCGGGCCGATGGTCTGTTGCTGCACCCCGTTAGGCCAGCCATCGACCTGATATTGGCTGCTCGCGTTGCTGACCCAGCGCAGCATGTCCACGAAGTTGTCCGTGTTGCCGGTGCCGCGGCAGAAGATCGCGAGCGCGGACGACAGATTCGGCTGGTTCACCACCGCGAACTGCGTGAATGGCGTGTCCATCAGCAAGCCGGTGTCGTAGCCGTTGCTCGCGCCGATGGTGGCGTAGCCAGAGGAGTACGTCGGCGTGCCGATCTTCGTCAGGTTCTGCGACGCGCCATACGCGAGGTTCGGCGTGGACAGCGCATCGTTGCCGCCGAACAGGTAGAAGCCCGCGAGCTGGTCGATGTAGGGCAGCTTCACCTTGGCAGCGCGCTTGGTGAAGGTCTGGCTGGCGATGGTGATGGTTTTCATGGCCGCTCCTTACAGACCGATCTGCGACGTGAGGCACCAGTTGTGCAGCGGGTGTCCGTCCATGAGGGGGACGCAGTTGCCTTGCGAGTCGCGCAGGTTTCCGCAGGCACCCGTGAACGCATCGGCGCGACCGGTGACGGTGTTGAAGCCGTACTGCAAGGTCTCGCCGGAGAGGTTGCCGGCGCCGACGATCTTCACGACGTTGGGCCGCACGACCGAGACGCTGGCAATCGAGTTCCCAGACAGCAGCGAGAACCCGTAATTGGTCTGCTGCGGCAGCCACGACAGGCTGGTCGTGTCCAGCACCAGCGGCTGCACCATGCAGTCGAACGTGACGTAGCTCACCTTGCCGGAGGTGACGACGGAGATGGGTCGCGTGGGCTTCCACGGCAGGAGATCCACCCACAGTCGCTTCCACGCAAGCCCGTAGTACGCCGCCATCCAGCGGTCATGCAGGGCGATGACGTGGATGCCGTCGCCCTCGTAGAGGAACTGGCCCATGGGACAGGCCACCTTGACCAGGGAGGATGCGAGCGACGCCGCGAGTTGAGCCAGCGCCACGTTGCGGCTCGGGTTCGATGCGGTCTGCGCCGTGATGAACGTGATGTCCTTCGTCTGGCCCGTGATCGCCTTCAGGTCCGTGTTGTAGTTCGTGGCGAGCGTCTGCATCGCGCTCTGGTAGGTGGCCAGCGCGGTTGCAGCGTCCGCTTCGCCCTGGTTCCAGAAGATGCCACCGTGGCACACCGACCGGTTCTGCGCGCTGCCGATGGTGACGGCCGACGTGGCCTGAGAGGTCCCATAGCCGTAGTACTGCGAGCCCTTCGCATGGGCGGCGATGGCCGTTGATCCTTGCGAGTTGTCGGCGCCCAGGAGTTGGAACGCGATGTCGTTGACGCCGAGCCCGTTCTCTTGCTGCAGCAGCAGCTTGATGTAGCCCAAGATGCCGAGGATGAGTGACTCGGCGAAGCCGCCAGCGTTGCCCACTGCCGCAGTGCAATTGAGCACGTTGAGCGCCTGGGTGGCTACGGGCGAACTCTCCTGGTGTCCAAAGCCGATGTTGTCGTACTCCTGCGCCCAGGTGATGCCTGGGGCGCGCCCCAGGAAGTTCGACTGGCCGTCGCCGGCGAACACCATCAGTTCGGCGTCGAAGTTGCCCAGGCTCGCGGGCTGCAGCCGGAATCGCTGGTCCAGCCCATTGAGCTGCAGCGGAACCACGTTGCCGAAGGTGACGGAGCCGGCGGTGTCGGTCGTGGAAGAGGCGTTGCCGCGGTCGTCGGTGACGCCGTAGACGGGCGTGACGCCGTTCAGGGTCGGGAACGAAGCGTCGTATTCGGCAGCCGGCAGGACGCCATAGAGCGCGGTGGAGACGCCGGCCGAGACGCGCTGGTAGATCGAGGGCCGCGCGAGACCGTCGCTGCCACCAGCCACCACACCGAAGGTCGCGCCGTCCGCCACGCCAGCGTTGCCCAGAGCGATGGTGCTGAAGAACTTCGCGCCGGTCGCGGCGGCGGCGGCGTAGGAGGCGGCGGAGGACGAGCTGTTGGACGCGGCGAGGGCGCTCGCGGCTGCATCGTCGGCGCTGTCAGAGGCCGCCGTCACATACGGCTGCGCGGCGGCGGCGGCTTGCATCGCCGCAAAGCTGGCCGCGGTGTCGGCCACGCTCTGCCAACTCGGCGTGTAGCTCACCTGCTGCTGCGCCGAATCGAGCACCATGACCGAGATCGCCGTACCCGAAGCGACCCACACCTGCGCCGGCGAGCCATTGCGGTACAGGAAACCGGAGGTCGTTCGCAGCGGCTGGTACGCCGGAATCGTCATCGCCTGGTCGTAGTAGACGGTGACCTGGTTCTGGCGCGGATCCTGATTCGCCTGACCGAAGTAGACGTAGCCTCCCGAGAGCGCGGCGCCGCTCGCGTCGGTGAAGTACGGATACGGGTTTTCGGTGGTGACAGCGGTCATTTCGTCCCTCAATGAACGGTTCGGCTCTCGGGCGCGCGGGATGGATCGGGGGTGCGCGGTGCGTTGCGTTGCGGCGCCTTGCTTTTGGCGGCAGGCTGCGCGCGGCCAAGGGCTGCCATCACGCGCTGGCGGATGGAGCGGTCACGCACGTACTTGGCGCCGGCGCGGATCGTGGAGAGCACCGGGATCGGCAGACCCGTGAGGCCGCCGGTGGCGCCAGCCTCGGCGATGGCGGCCAAGATCACGCTGGCGGTGTTGCTGGTATTCAGCGCGCCGGGCGGCACGGTGGTTACCACTTTGGCGATCTCGTTCAGGTCGCGCACCATCTGCGCGCGGCGCCGACCCAGCACGAAGTCCAGGCGGCCGCCGGACTCCAGTGCGCGCACGCCGTTGTTCAACTTCGCGGCGGAGAAGATCGGGTTGCCGCGAATGTCCGAACCGACGCCCTGCGTTGCCTGATCGAGCATGTAGCGCAGCGTCGCGCCTTGCAGCTCCCGCCATGCTTGGTGCCCGGGCTCGCCGCCGGCGACTTGCAGCGTGCGCCGCAGCATCGAGAGGTCTTCGCGCGAGCCATTGAGAATCGTGCGATTGAAGACATCCTCCAACGCCACCTGACGGTCGGCGGTGCCGCGGCGCGAGCGCAAGAGATCGGAGACGATCGCGTTGTTTTCGAACAATTGCGCGTAACGCTGGCGCGCGGCGCGGGCCTCCTGATAGACGCTGCCACCCTTGCCGTCTGTGATCTGATCGATGACGCCCTTGATCTCGGAGCCCACGCGGACATCGTTCGGATCGTTGTCCTTCACGAAGCGGTTGACGGTCTTGCGGATCGCCTCGGCGGTCTTTAGCGATGCATCGCCAGCGGAAAGCGTACCGTCCGCCAGCGCGCCGTCGCCCACGCCCTGCACCTTCAGTTCGTCCGCGATGGTGCCCAGGATCGGCGCAGACGATCGGCCGGCACGGTTGGCGTTCAGGTAGTCCGCCAGCGGCTGCAGGCTGACGGGCTCTTCGAGCTCGCCCGCCTTGTCGGCCTCCTGGTACAGCGCGCGGTACTTCGCCTTGGCCTTGGCTGCCGCTGGCACGAGGCCGTTGTCCACAACAGCACGCCCGGCCTCGATGGTGTTCGGCGCCTCCGCGCCCGTGCTATCGATAAGGGCTTCGAAGTTCTGCGCGAGTTGCGCGTTCTGCGTCGCCGCGTTCTCACGCAGGGGCTGGCCGAGCTCGCCCTTGGCCGTCTCACCTTCGAAGCGCAGCTGCTGATGGTTGCGCGTAGCTTGGCCGGTGGTGAGCTCCATCGGCACCGGCAGCTGCGACGCCGTGGCGCGGCGGATCGCAGCCGGATCCGTGCCGGCGGCGCCGACGCTGCCCATGGCGCCGGCGGCCTGCGGTTCGTCCGGCACGCCCAACAGAGACTTCGTGGCCTTGCTGGTCATGGCCACGGCCTGATCGCGCACGGCTTGAGCGGCCTGCGACACGGTGCCCGCTGCCTCGCGCGCGGTATTCGTTGCGACCTCCGCCACGGGCCGCACGACTTCCCCGGCATGCGGCACCATGCCCGGCACCACGACAGCCGCAGGCAGCACCTCCCGCGCCGCGTTTTCGACGTTCTGCGCGTACTCCTGACCCGTGGCCGTGCGCGGCTGGTAGGTGAGCGCGTTGGCGCCCTCGGCTGCCGTCCGTTCCACTTCGCGCGCGCCCTCGGCCGTGCCCAGCTTGCCGGAGATGGCTGCGTCGGCAAGGCCCTTGACGGTGCCCGCAATGGTGCCAACCGCGCCGCCGGTCATGCCCGTGGCCGTCGTCAGCGCCGCTTCACCAGCGCCGATTGCCTTGTCGGCGAGGCTCGGCTCCGGTTTCGGCGTGATCGCAGTGTTGGCGCCGGGCTCGACGGGGATGTCCTCGGGGCCGGCCTGTTTGCCCTTCATCCAGGAGGAGAAGGCCCGGTCAAGTGGGCTGGCGGTCGGCGCCGGCGCGGGAGCCGCGCCCGGCTGCGACGGATTCGCTGCCATCCACTTCTGGAACTCGTCGGCCATCGCCGCCGTCTTGATCGGCACGATGCCGGACATGACGCGGTTGATGTAGGCCTTGGTCGTGCGACCCCAGTTCGCGCGGTCGGTGCCGCCGATGTACTCGCCGACCGCTGCTGCGGGGTCCTGGCCGTTGCGATCCAGCGAATCCTTCAGCAGCAGGCCGGCCACCTCGGACGCGTTCTGCGCCGACAGGTAGGGGTCGATCCCCCACTTCTTGATCGCGGCATCGCGCGTGTCCTTCGTGATCTGGTAGACGGTGCGGGCGCCCGCGTCGCTCACCTGATCGGCATTGCTGCGCTCGCCGTTCGTCCGCACGGACACGAGCAGCCCCAGGGGTAGACCCAGCTTCGCGGAGGTCTGCGCGTCCAGCTCGTCGTACGCCGGATCGCGGAACGAACGGGGAGCATCGCCGTCCGCCATCACTTGCCCCCGGTGGAGCGCAGGAACTGCAGCACCTGGTCGCGGGTCGTGCCAGGGTTCTGCGCCATCAGGCGCGTGATGTCCGTCTCACTGACGTTGCCGAAGGTCGGATGGCGCATCAGCACAGCGCCGCCGGTGGCCGGCAGGCGACCGCTCGCAGTGATACGCTGCTGCCCGCGCGCGAGCGTCGTTTCAATGATCCCCAGCGCGTTGCTGAAGGCCTGCGGGCTCTGATCGGTGTCCAGGCTCGCCACCGCGCGCTCGATTCGCGCACCCTCGGCGTCCGACAGAGCGCCCATGCCCTTGAGATCCTTGGCCTGGTTCAGGAACTGCTGCGACTTCAGGGTATCGACCTTCGCACGGAAGTCCTTGGCGTCAGTGCCCGGGATCAGCGCGGCGAGCTTGCCGCCCACGGAGCCGACGCCGTTGAAGTTCCACCAGTTGCCCAGGTCGGCCTGGATGTTGTGCACGAGGTCGAGGCTGGACGACAGGTGATTGAACTTGTCCTGCGCGTCTTGGCCGATGTCGTAGTTCTTCTGCTTCTGCTCCTGGATGAACTTGTCGCGCTCCAGGGTCAGGCGACCGCGCTCGGTCTCGCTGTTCGCCGCGGCGATCTGCGCGTTGAAGGCGGCGACTTGGCGCTGCGCCTGCGAGCTGAGAATTTCCTCGCCCGTCTTCTGGTTTGCCAGATCCACCGTGGTCTGCGCCGCGCCGCCCTTCGCAAGGGCCTCTTGCGCGTCGCCGGTCGCCTTCGCCACGGTGAGCGGCTGCAGCTGCTCGGCGCGCGCCTCGGTGCCGAAGTTCTGGAAGGCCGTGGCGAACTTGTCGGGCCCCATCGCGGCGCCGAGGTTCAGGCCCGCGATCATCCGCGCCGCGGAAGGGTTCTGGCGCATCATGCCGGCCATCTGCGTGTACTGGTCGGCCTTGGCGGGGTCGGCCTTCGCGCGCTGCTCCAGCAAGTTCGCCGCGAGGTCGGTATTGCCGGAGAGCGCCGCGGCATACACCCGCGAACCGAAGTCAATCAGGTTCTGCTGCTGCGCTTGGTTCAGGGTCTGGAAGGCCTTGCCCAGGTTCTCCGCGATGCCCGGGTACTTCGTCATCACGGCCGCATAGTCCGCATGCGTCGCGTTCGGGTTCATCGCGAGCGCCTGCAGGTCGGCCTGCTGGCGCTGCGCCTGCGCCATGGCGGCCTGCTGTTGCTGCTGCTGAAACTGCAGCTCGTTGATCGCGACGCCCGTCTTCAGGCCGTTCAGGATCGCCGCGGCCGGATCGGCGAACTGGTAGTTCACCGGGTCCATCAGAAGGCCCCGCTCGGTTGCAGCCCATAGCTCGCGCCGTATGGGCTGTACTGGCTCGGGTTGGTGTACGAGACCGCCGGGACGGTGGAGGCCGGCTGGTAACCGCGCGACGCCAGGAAGCCGCCGACATTGCCCAGGGCGCTCGTGATCGCACTGGCGCCGGCGACCGTGCCGCCGGCTTGCGCCGCGCCCGCCTGCTGCAGCAGGTTGGAGATGTTGTTACCAGTGGAGAGCGCCGCATTGCCGACGCCGGCGGCACTGCTCTGTCCGAGCTGGATGATGCCGCCGTAGCGGGACAGCTGCTGGTCGATCAGCGACGACAGCGCGTTGCCTCGGAAATTGGAGAGCGCGCCTTGCACGTTGCCGCCGCGTAGGCCGCCGGTGGCCGACGCGTTCTGCAGGATGGCGTTCTCGCCCTGCTGCACGAGGTTCGTGAATTGCGGGCTCGTTTGCAGGCTCGCGAGCGCCGCTTGCTGCGCGGCATCGCCGTTCAGGCCAATCAGGTTCAGGTAGGCGGGCAGCGCACCAATCGAGCTGCCGCCTTGGCCACCAGCGGATGCCTGCGTCGTGACCTGCTGCGGCACGCCAACATCCGAGGGCTTGTTGAACGCGCTCGTCGGGATGCCCGTGTAGGTGCTGGCGTCCGCAGGGTTGTAATTCGGGTTGTAGTAGGTCGGAGGGTGCCAGTTCGGATCACTGGCCGAGCGAAGACTCGGGTCCGACTGCCAGGACAGGTCCACCGAATTGCCGGCGCCGCCCGACCACTGCTGCGGATAGGAGGTGGGCGCCTGGTAGGTGGTCGTCGTGGTCGATCCGCCGGACGATCCGCCGCTGCCAACGGCCGCATTGATGAACGGCGCCAGCAGGTTTTGCACATAGTCGAACTCGCGGCGCTGCTCGCCCACGCCGGCCTGCGCTGCGCCCGCTTGGGTGCTCGCAGCGTCGCCTGCGGCGTTCGCGGTGATGAGTGCGCCGCCAACGGCGCCGACGACTGCCCACGGCACCTATGGCCTCCAATCCGTCTTGATGCACACGATCAGGGTGATGCGCTCGTACGGCGTCGGATTCGTGACCCAGTGCGTGTGCGCGTTGTCGAACCAAAAGACATCGCCTGGGCGCGTCTCCAGATCCTCGCCCTCGAAGCAGAACCGCTGCCCCGGCGCGCTCGCGATCTGCACCGCGAACTTCTGGTAGTAGCGAGCGTGCCAGCCGGGATCGGTGTGCGGCTTGCACTCGGCGCCGGCGGGGATCTTGGTGATGAGAACGCCGCCAAGGCGGTCGCCGTGAAACGCCGCCATCAACGGATAGGCGAGCTCGCGCACCGGCAGCAGGTCGGCGCACGGGTACCAGATGGACTCATGCGGACCGGCCTCGGCGGGATTCTCGGCGTAGCGCGCCCAGATGTCCGACAGGCCGTGGTGCGGCGATGCGGGTGACTCAGTGCGCGCCGTGTTCTGGTTCCAGAGCTCGGGATGCGACTGCAGCGCCCAGAGCATGGGCTGGACGTTGACACCTTCGCTGAGCTTCTTGATCTTCATACGGCCACCAGCGCCAGCGAGTCCCGGGCCTGTTCCTTGGGCGCCACGGCGTCCGACCACAGGCACAGCCACACGATGTCCGTCACGGCCTGCACCTTGTGGACGGTGTTCGCGGGGATGTTGACGAAGCGGCGCCCCGTCATGCGCTCGGTCTTGCCATCGACGGTCACGTCCGCCGTGCCGCTCACGAGCACGGAGAGGTGCGAATGCGTGTGCTGATGCGACTCCAGGACCTGGCCGGCTTCGGCCACGGTCTCCACGACGAACACATCCCCGCAATCGTGGTCGCCGCCGTGAAACTGGATCTGCATCTACCGGACCCCTGCAGCGGTGCTGCGTCTAGGGCGTCCGGATGCGCGAGTCTGGAGGCCTTGTGAAGACGAGGTGCGGCCTAAGCCGCATGTCTGCGCGAGGCGGATTGTCAGCGTGCGCCTACGCTGCGCCGAGGGCTTGCGTGGGGTTTCCCGTAGAGGGTCAGGAGGTCGCCGCCTTGAAGACGATGAACCGAAGCACGATCGCCTCCGACAATGACCCGCTGCTACGGTTGGTCACGGAGATGAGACTCTGGCCACCGGCCGGAACCTGCGCCAGCACCGCGTAGGCGCCATTCGTCCCCGCGGAGTTGTGCGTCGCCATCACCATGTCGGTCGCGGCGATGTTGCTGTTGTTCAGGGTGAAGCTGACCGTCGCGCCGGCGGCGAGCGCCGCGGCATTGAGCGTGATGTCGCCGGACATCTTGTTCAGCGTCACCGCGGTTGCCTTGCTGGTGGATTGCGTGGCCGTTCCGCCATTACCGGTCGCATAACCAATGGAGCCGGAGGCCAGCCCAATCGTGCCGCCGGAGACTGCGCCACCGGTGATAGCGACGTTGCTCGCGTCCTGCGTCGCCATCGACCCCAGGCCGAGCGTGAGGCGCATCGTCGGCGCGTTCGTGTCGTCCAGCAGGGTGCGGGCGAACGCGGTGAAGGTCGTGAGCGCCAAGGCGCCCGGGCCCGTGGCATACATCAACTTGTCGGCTGACAGAACCAGGTTGTCGAGTGCATCCAGGTTCGTGCCGGATGGCTGCGCCCTGCTCGCGGCATCGCGCAACTCTTCGAAGTAGCGCACCAGGTCGTCCGACTTCAGGACCCGGAATAGCTCGGAGCGCGGGACGTGCCGGAGATCAGGCACCGAGCGGCTCCAGTTGTCCCTCCAGGCGCGCCCAAGAGATCGGCGTCTTGTTCGCGCCCCGGAATCGCTCGGAGCGGATGCTCTGCACCTGGCCGCAGCGGCGGAATACCACGCGCTGTTGCGTCTGACCGGTCGCGCCCATGCTCACCTGCCGCTCCTGGCTCCAGGTGAGGCCGTCGAGCGTGTAGCTGTGGAAGACGGTGGGAGTCTCGCCCGCCGGCGCGCGGCCGGTGGTGCCGGTGAGCTCCAGCGCCCACAGGATTGCGCCAGTGCCGCCGTTGTACAGCATTGTCGTGTCGAACTGCCAGCCGGCAACATCGCCGTACTGCGTGCACAGGCTCTCATCGACGAAACCCACGCGGCCGTCCTGCGTGTCGCCGGCAAGCCACTTGCCGTAGCACCAGACGTGGTTGCGCGCGCGGTAGGCATTGATGCCCGCGACGCCCGAGGACAGGAAAAACCAGATCGGCTCGCCGGCGACCACGGAGGCCGCGGCGTCGTACACCATGGTCTCATTGGGCAGATGCACGTACAGGTGCTGGTGCAGCTTGTTGGCCTTGGCCTCCAGCACCGCGTTGGCGAGCTGCGCCTCGGAGTAGGCCGCGATGCGTGTTTCGACCTCGCGCGTGGCGACCTTCTGCGCCTGACCGCCATTGACGAGGTAGACGCTGCACGGCTCGTTGCGACCGCTCCCGAGCCACGCCACGGTGTCGGCGAACAAGACCTTGGCCCTGGTGCCGACACAACCCTTCTTGACCATGGCGCTTTCCACGCGCGAGAACGGAAACCCGCTGCCTCCCACGTTCTGGAACACTTCGATGCTGTAACGGTTCAGGGCGTAGACTTCGTTCAGCGGCTTGAGCAGGCCCTTGATCGGATCGGGGTCGGCCTCGCTCGATCCATATTTGAGCGGGTCCACCGAGAACGGGTCATTCAGCTCCGTGACGATCAGGCTCGTGCCGTCCGTGAACATGTAATAGCCGTCCACCCACACCACATCGATGACCGTTCCGAGGTCGGGATCGGTGATCTGCGTGAACGACGCCGCGCCGTCATAGAGCC